ACCCCCCCCCCCCCCCCCCCCCCCCGTCCCGCCGTCTGTACCTTCAGGAGACTCTGCCATGTTATGCACAGCCTGGACACACAAGGGCCACTGCGTCCACCATAAGCTGCTGTAGCTGCCTTAGGTCTTCAGCTCCACAACGCACCACCAGCTTAAGTGGACGTCTACACAACCCACATTCTGTTAACACCCTATAGGCCAGCTGTGCTGGTTCTGCAGGTTGGTCACAATCCCTATTATCCTCCTCCTCTGAGCTGTCTAACAATTGCTCGTCACAATGTAGGTTAACTACCTCTGGTATTTCACATAACACTATATCTTTTATGGTCGGCGTCTGGCCATGCATGTTGCTCTACAGTTGCTGCACTTTCCCGTCCACTGGCCTGCTATTTTATGGAAATGCAGATTTAATTCCACCATATGCAGCTTCTCTGGCCAGCACAATGGTTTAAAGCACGCATGGCACCTTATATTTAAGTGTGCCAATGATACGCCTGTGTCTTGTTCCACTGTGGATCCGTAGCTGGAGTGCTCCCAGTGTCGTAGCTCACGTACCTTGGCTTCTCTGCATATGCATTTTAGGCACACGCCATGAGGAAATCCGTGTTTCCAGACCAGTAATAATTCCTTTAGTGCAAACGACAGCAATTCGCCTTCTGTTAATTCATTCTTGCAAAAGATGCAAAGCAGTCTTAGGTTGTCAAAATCCACCTCATATTCCTGACATAGCACAAAAATATTTGTAGGAGTGTGGCATCCTCTGGGCATGGCTGTCCCGTTGCTTTTCCACTGCCCTTAGCTGCCCTTATATATGTATCCCTTTCGGTCGCACCGTTTTCGGTCCCTCCTTATTTTTTAACTACATGATTGTTGTTAAGTATAAAGAAGAAACTATGAATAATACAGCGACCGAGTTGTGTTGGTTACATAAGTTGTTTAAAGGTTTATAGGACAGAAACTTGGCAGTACAATGTAGTACAGACTGCCAACTATGCACTTAAGGGAAAGTTGGTAGCCAAAGCATTGCCTAAAAGCATATTTCTTGCAGATGAGTAAGTAAAACCTATAAACTACAAACCATATTTTATTACTTTATGTATAGAGCTGTCAGACACACCTAGGTGTGGAAGGTTTGCAGCTGCCTACGCAGGATGTAGGGCTGCCAAAGGATTAGGTGTACCTGGGAAGGTGCCATAACACAGACCGAAAAGGCGGGAGACCGAATTCGGTCGCATACAAAATGGAGTACGGGTACAAAATAACTGCAGGAAATGGTGGATATGTAGCCGAGTGCAAGGTGTGTACAAATGCACACTTACTCACAGGGTGCTGCCGGACATGAACCCCACAATGACACACATACTTTATTAATCCACAACATAACACACATTCCATAAATACATACACACCACAATACACAACAAGACAAATGCACAACAATACAGGGGCACATAAAGGACATTACACAACACATACAAAAAACACATACATATACACATACATATACACAACACAGTGCAACCAACAACAGTACACAATACAGACACACATACAAACAAGACAGTACAGCACACACACACTATTTTTTAGTTTTGCGACGTTTGGAGGAAGAGGCAGTAGAGGTAGATGCGGGACGCTTGCGGGACACATGCGAGACCCGTGGGGCCGACTGCAATAGAAACTTGCGGCCCAGTGGAAATTGGTCCAAATCAGTGGACAACTTGTCCTTAAGGTCAACCTCCCAAAACACCATGCCAGCATAGGGATCCTCTTTAGGCTGTGGTGCTGTAGCCCCCTTTTGGCACGTAATGGCACGGGACTGCAGGAAACGGTAGGTATCCTCCAAACTTGTGGAGGGAGGGGGCACAACCCCAAAATTCCACTCATCCAAAAGGGACTCATTCATAGAATGTAAATAGGACATTATCTCTGGGGTAAGACGGACCTTACACAATTGAAAAATAAACTGCAAATCATATTCCTCTGCATGCCTTAGATATTCATTAAACTTAGAGGGGTCATATTCAGAGGCCTTCTGGGTAGCGGCACTAATAGTAAAATTAGTACTGCGGGTGGTGTCGACCACAGTAACAAACAGCTGGTTAAACCAGCAAATACCATTATTGTGTCCCTGCGCCTTCTGTAACCAATATGGCTTATTGAACAATTGGGAATCCGAGGACACCATAGAGCCACTAGGGGTGGGTGCATATACATAACTGCTAAGGGATCCTCGGGGGCCTGAGGAGCCCTTTAAATAATAAGTTTCAGGAACTGGTTCACCCATAACACCCTGCCTATTAAAAAAATGGCGTGCAAACATTTGTTCTCGCCTTAAACAAAAAAACATGCAATCGCCATAGGGCTCAGCAGCCATTTGTAAATAATCAGGATATTTACAAACAGTGGTACAAATGTCTAAAGGCACCTCAGACTTGTTTTCCTGCAGCTTGTCAAAATCCATAGCACCATAGCCTGCCTCCACCATGTCACCATCCTGAATTGTGGAATTGGTAAACTGTAATGGGGGGCAGTCCCCTGGTTTAGGCTGCACATTAGAACACACTGTGCCTTTACCCCAGTGCTCACCAATGGATGGTTTACAGCCTACAATTAATACCTGGGTTTGCTTGTAGTCCACAGACACATTGTCCCTACTGTCTACGTTTTCAGTAGTAAGAAAGGAGGTGTTTTCAGTGTCATCAAGCCTATTATATAACGGATGGCCACTGGCACCTACACCCAAGGGCTGGCCACGTCCTACCTCAAGGCCCCTACAGGCCCATACCAGGCGCTCAGTGTCTGGATTATATAATTGGGCGTCAGGAAGGCCAAACTTATTAGGATCAGGCAGTCGCACCCTAAAAACCCTGTATTGATACCCCGAAACCTTGGGAATATTGGCCTTTTTGTTGTTTTGTCCAGAGCTGGAGGAAACAGTAACAGGATAATATGGATGGCCCACAGTAAGCAAGCGGGAACTACCACCATAATAAAATAGGTTGGTACGAGATACATAACGATCCGTGCTGAGAACCTTAGACACGGGAGTGGGGGGCAGGTAAACCTTGCCGTCACCAGGCCGCCACAAAGCCATCTGAAAAAGAATAGTGCACACGTTTACGCTTTCGTGGAAAAAATATATAATTAGGCAGCAAATAGTAATCAGATCCCTGTATATAAATGGCATATGGGGTAGTGCTGGGAACCACAGGAGTAAAAGGTGTGGGCGATGGGGCTATGGCATGATCAATATCAGGACCAGTATATAAGGGAACCTCTGTTGCAGATGATAAGGGAACAGTAACATTATCATATGTGGAAGATACCATAGAAGTGGCGGACACTGTAGCAGAGGATACAGGCGTGGTGGAATGCAATGAAGGAACGGAAGGCTCCTGTAATATAGAGGATAGGTGTGTATCATCTGCATAAATGTCATATAAGGTATCCTGGCCAGAGGCCTGGCCAGAGGATGTGGTAGCACCCAACGGCTGCAGTTCAATATCCTCAGCCTGTGCAATAGGACTTAAGTCATGATAAAAATGCACACGAGCCCCAATATGTTTACCACTGCGTGTGCGCATGGAGGCCCTTTGACCTATGCGACTATATCTAACACCTGACCTACGTGCAGTTAAGGCAGGCCTATGCAAGGTAACAATATCCAGAAAGTCAGGATCGGGCGGAGCATGTAAACTGGGATGCTCAAATATAATGGTTTCATCTGGGTCATACACAGGGTTATCAAAGGTAACAAAGGAGTCAGGACGCGATAAAAATGCAGAGTCAGCTACAGGAACCTGCTGGGTAGCACGGCTGTACAAATTTAAGCGAGGCCCTGCAAGGCGCCGCACCCCAGGTATAGGTGTACTACTTATGGGTTCATGCCCTGTTCCCCCCTGTACAGCAAATGTTTGCATAGGTATTTCTTCATATGTGTGGGTCCCTGAGGTGGCAGTACTAGACAATACATGTCCAGTAATGTCACCCGCCTGTGGAACCTCTATAATAGATGGCTCAGTAAACAATGGATTAATATAACTAGTGCTACTAACTTGCACAGAGGACCCTGACGGGGTAATGTCTAATACTGCAGGGGTAGTGGTGGACGATGTGGTAATTTCAAACCCGCCCGTTCCAGTAAAGTTGGGTAACGGGGCCCCTGCATTAATAACACTAGAATCCTCCACCAATGTAACAATGGACGGGTCAGTAGCACCCACAGGTTCAATGACCACAGGAGGACGGGCAGTGGGCCCCACATCCACTACTGTAGGGGGCCGGGTACCCAATGGAACATAGCCAGTACGGCCGCCGGACCCCGAGGAGGTACCAATACCAAGACCCCCAAAAAAGACACCCAAACTGGCCCATTTTAATATGCGATCCGCCAATGTGTCGCCCTCCACTTTAGGAACCACATCAGCAGGGCATGTGCCAGAGGCCTTGCAGGTGCGATAAAGGTCCGTGGCAGAGGCACGCTTGCGACGGGATTTGACCTTAGGCATGGTACCAACAGTTTATTACAAACCAAAATACAAAACTATACACACCTACACATGTAACATGCGTATGAATAACAACAGCAAAATAATAGCAATCAATAGTAATAACAAAACCAATATGCTCATATCCCCACGGTCAAACAACACAATATCATATCCACCCTGGGGACCCCGTACCTGTAGGGGATACATACTGTATAGGGAAGGGGCTGTACAAGGTAGTGTAGCAGCAGTAGATGGCTGGTTGTGTGATTATAACAATCCAATGTACCACAGTACCTGTATATACAGTAGCCAGAACCCAAAATATATAAAACACACAAACACAACAAAAGCAACCAAGGCAGATAGGTGTGAAAGCCAAAAGAGAATTAGCAGCAGCAGCACAGTACACCATACATGGATGGCCCATACAATAGGTTCCAGGATGCAGTATATACCAGGTATGTAATACACACAATTGCTACAATTGGCTCACATACAGGATATAATGTTTACAAACAACTACTATTATATGCACATTGACATAATGCCTTGTGTTACCACAATTCCTTTAGGTATATTTACACGTGCTAGAAACTGTTGGCGTTGTTCCGTATCCCTATACCACAATGTTACAAATGATTGTTTGTCCTCAGACCCCCCACAGGTCCACCGCCACGTGGACGATGCTCTTTCAAACAATTGGGGAACAGATTGGTGCAATCGGTATCTCAAACATTTAAGACGGTTGGGGTCACCTTTTAAGTGAATGACAGGTGCACCGTGACTGTTACTGTTGTCCCGCGACCACTGTGGGATGTCAGGGTTATTTTGTGTCCTTGGGAGGCAACTGTCCACAAATGATCGCTTGTCTCCTGTAGAGTCGGGCTGCTGTATGCCGTCGCTTCCGAGCCGCTGTCGCTTAGCAGGCGGCGCCTGCACCTGGGGGGTTTTCTTGGTGGCGGCGGGGGTGGGCGCGGTGGTGGTGTACAGCGACTGTGCAGCAGTTTCAGCAGTGGATATCGGCACTCCTCCCTGAGTACTGGATACAGAGTCGCATGCATGGTGAATAATTGTGCCTCCCACATGCACCTCCCACATGTTTTTTACCCCATATTGTTTTGCCTCCTTTCCAAAGTCAACATAGTAGTGTTTGCGGCCTTCCAGTTCATAGTAACACCCTGCATGGCTAATCTTACCAGGCACCTTATGCCATGTTTCATCACTACCACAATATATATATATAAACCCCCAGCTGACATATTCCATTTCTTTGTCATCTTCTCCATCGTATTTTACTCTGATGGGGCGTCCGCCTTTTTTCCAACACCCTTTTGGGGGGACATTCCACATGTCCAATGACGTGTCCTGCAATGTCCATGGCTCGTGTTTAAACTCACTGTTATTTAAGCTTTGCAAAGACAAATGCACTGTTATAGCTTGCCGGGCCTTTTCCTTTGTTACACTACTTGCAGGCACCACCTGGTGGCCTATATGTGTTAGTCCTGCTTCTCTTGCCTTAAATAATATAGCTTTTTCCAGGCGTGTGTATTGCCAATGCAATAATTGATCCTCAAGAGTGTTGCTATCCTTTTCATAAAGGTCTAGTAACTTGTCCTGGCACGCATCTAAACGATCGGCTAGTGTATCCATTGTCAGCCTCCTCCTCCTCCTCCTCCTCCT